ATCACTCAATTTGCCTGGTGTAAATGTATTACCAAATTTATCTTTTATTTCTTTACCTGTCATTTATAAAAACTTCTTTCATAATTAGTTTACATTCTGTTTGATTATACTTCACAAATGGTTTATACTTTTTCATTCTTTTTGACCAAATAGGCCAAATATACTTCTCTTCAATTTCCTTGTCCCAATTCTTAAATATCTGCAAATAGTGGTCGAAACATATGGCGGTTTCGATACTAATTTTTTGTGCCATAAGTAGGCGTAGCATTCTAGGATGTTGTCCACTAACCACGCCAAGAACATCATCAAAAGAAATCCTGTCGTCATTAAGAACATTAGCAACCACATTACAATCGTTTCGAAACATATACGAAAAAGATTCGTTCCTTTTTCGCCATGCCATGTATTGGTCGTGTCCGTCTTTTCTTGAAAGGTCACCTATCCACTTTTCCTTATCGTTAATAAAGTTTGCAACGAAATAGTTGATAACTTCTTCTCTATTATATTTTTGACTAATCTTATGAAAGAAATACCTATCATTTCTTTTTGTAAAGGTCTCCAGTTTACAATTGACCTTACCATCATACTTAAACCAATCATAACTTGGTGTGGTAAAGTGAAGTTTGAGACCAAGATATATTTTAAATACTGCAAATCCATCATAATTCATAGAGGTAATACGGCTGTCTTCTCCAATAAGTTAAGTTTTTGACACTCAATAGATATCTTTTCTTTAAGTGCTTTAGAAATCAGTTTACCAACTGTTTCTGGTTCAATGTTATTTTGTTCACAATAATGCAATATACATTCCATATAGGACATATCTGGCGTTTCTTTTCTTTGTGCTTCGATTAATAAACTAAATTCTTTGCTATTCATATTACTATAATACTATATTATGTGCTGTTTGGCAAGCTCTTTGTTCACCTTTTCAGCAGTTTCTAAAATATTTAATTCACTACCCATATTTCTGGCCATTGAAATAAATGCCTCTACATCTTTTGGAAAACAAGAGCCACCATAACCTAGACCATGTTCACCAGGCACATTCATATGACTTGTACCTATTCTTTCATCTTCTTGTACCAATAATCTTATTATATCGTAATCTATGTCTGCCTTTTTACATAACTGATACAACTCATTAAAGAATACAACTTTGGTTGCCAAATAAGAGTTTTTAATATATTTGGTCAGTATTAATGTCTCTAATTTGTGAGCAGAAAATCTATTATAGTTATGGTAAAATACTTCAAACCAAAAATCTACATTACCACAGCACATCATATGGTTTTGTTTCTTCATATCTTCTACTGCTGTTTTCTCTCGTAAGAATTCAGGAGAATAGGATAAGTCTCTAACTTCGGTATTTAATTTACCAAAACCGACCAAATCTATTGTGGATTTTATTAATATCGGCACATCCAAGAAATCAAAATTTTGTAATACTTCGTCTATAATGGTAACATCACATTTACCATTGATTGTTGGTGTTGGCAATGCAACAATAATACCATCTACTTTGATACTATCACAATAATGGTTTAGTTCTTTATCTACTTTGATTATTTTGTGGTGTTCTTTTAGAATTTCATGTAAGGCTTTACCAACATGGCCTTCACTACCCAATAATATAATATTCAATTTTATACCTTAATTTCTTGTGCTTTATTTTCTTCTTCTGGTGGTGCCATTGAGCAACCAATTTCTTTTAAACTTGTTAAATGAACCTTATCTGGTCCTATTTCCATAATAATAAGTTGTTTCAAACCACCTGCTAATTCTTCTACATTTTGAGAAACAAATGTCATACATGTAGCGTAATCCTTAAACGAATAGTTTTGGTGCCATCTTAAATTATCTTCCCCATTGGGAAAGGTAACTATGGCGTATATGAAAAAGGCCTTTAAACTTATTGTAGATAACATTTTACTCTCCTGTAAAGTGCCGGTTTCTGTTACGAGGTACCGGCAAACCCTAAACAGCCTAAGCTGCTAATGCAAAGTTATTATCGTTTGCGTTTAATTAGCATTTAAGGTTGCCACCTATTAATCTCTTACAATTTTCTCAACACCTGTCGAACCTACCACACCCCCCATAAGCACACTTGAAATCAATGTGTTTATGGTGGAGGTGGAGGGAGTTGCACCCTCGTCCAGTCTGCTTATTGCACTTATTGTCAACAAGTAATTCTATAAAGCCTTTTTTCTCATTCTTAAATCAAAGCTATGTGATACTATACAACTTTCTTCGCCACTAGGACTTGTAATCACTACAAGTTGTTCAGTATATGACTCATTCCAAAATACGGTAACAAAGTAGGCAGGCTCGCCATCTGGTCTAGCACCAGCTCTACCTGCTGAAAATGTTGTTGGTTCAAAACCAAAAGCCTTTGCATAGACATTAATATCTGTTGAAAGACCACATTGAACAGGTATAACTTGGCCATTTAATCCGTATTGCATAGGTGGATATTCTCTATCCTCAAACTCTTCAGCAGACGCCATAGAAAAAAACACACCTAAGCTTAATAATAAAGTTAGTATTAGTTTTTGCATTTTTGCCTCCGTGAGACTATATAAAACGGGGCTTGTTATTTGTTTAGCTTTGTTTTATTAAGGTCTTCATAATATTTATAAAAGTCCTTAATCGCTTTTTCTAGGTCTGGCAAATATGACGCTTTATCTTTGATAAAAGCATTACAAGAACCATCTTCTCCTGATTGTAAAATAACAATTTGCTCTATGGGAGTTCCGAATAGCTCTTCATACATAATTGCATAAGCACTACATTGAAGATAGTAGTTATGATTCCAAGTATCAATACGTTCTTTGTTTGCTGTTTTGAAATCAATAACAGATAATTTACCATTATACTCAGCAATACAATCAACTTGACCAGCAAGGGTCAGTTTGTGTGAGTACATAATTTTTTCTAAACAATGAATATTGTTAATTTGGTCAAGATAAGGTTTCATCAACTTAAACATACCAAGAGGCAACACATCACGAATAGCTGGTGTTTCACCTTTTAAATATTGTTCAACAAGAGTATGAACAGCTTTACCTCTGCGTGCCGCTCTGGCCATTTCCCATTTAGCAGCCGCCTCGCCAACATTCTTACGCCATTGTTCTAAGCCTTCTTTTTTCTGAATACTTAAAATAGTTGTGATTGAGGGATAGTTCTTACCATCAACTTGGTAAAATCTAAAACCGTTTTGATTCATTCCTTTTGTATTAGGAAACTTACTCTCGTCTAGTTGTACAAAATTTTTCATTATATTGTTCCTTGCATATAGTTTAGTAATAGAGATAATGCTAGTAGAAATCCACCAACGCTAACTATTCCTAATATAATATTCTTTACTTGTTTCATCATATAGTCATTCTATCTTACATTTACAAGATTGGCAAGCCTAATTTGACCTGTAATCCATTAAATGTGCATTAATTAAATCGGTAGAGTTTCTTAACTCTTCCCTATCTTCTTTTCAGCTAGGTATATAAGACTCATAACAAGTCTTATTGCTCTCGTTCTTGTATGCACGTAATATTTCTTTTCGGTTTTCACCATCATTACGATAAGAACAATGTACCCATCCGGAATTAGGTTCATCTAAATTGTGAAATTCCAAAATCATCTGGTCAAAATCACAATTCTCCGAAATCCACTTTACCAATTCAGCGTTGCTCAATCCAAACACCTCAAAATCGGCCGCCTGGCCTTTAGCGTGCTGTGAATTTTTGCTTGAGCCTATGGCTTCGCATAATTCAGGACTACGATACCCACTAGATATGGTAACTACTTTACCATAATGGTCTCGTACCTTTTGTAATACATTTTCACATAACGACTTTAGATTATTCATATGGTCTTCGCTTGGGTTATTATTAATACCCTTACGTACAGCCGTTTGTGAAGCAGTCATTTCTTTTAGACTAAAATTAGGACTTAATTTCATTTAATCTTTCCTTTGCTTTTAATTTAAGCTTCTTCGCTTCTTTTAAGAGTTGCCAAGATACACTTGACCTATCTACTCTACGTTTACTTTCTAAAATTTCAACTTCTTTTTTCATTTCTTTGTGTTGTTCTTTTAGATTCATATATTATCCTCTTGTTAGTTTTAATAACTTTTCAATTTGTGCCTTAATAATTGGCGCTCTATTTGGCCAATGTATATAAGGTTCATCACTCTTCATCAAGTTATATAAAAATGGTAATATCAGTTTTTCAATATCTTTGAATTTAGTTTTTACTTCTTCATCTGATATTTCTTTATTAATAGTATCTTTCTCTGCCACGATTTGCATAATCTCATTCATCATAGATTTGATAGATGATACATCTGATTTTACTTTAGATAATTCTACATTCTGATTGTCAATAGCTTGAGGGTCAATAGCAGGCTGTGAAGATGGTGCCTGTGATACTGGTGTCATTCCCCAATCATCATCTAGGTCAAAACCTCTCATATAATCTGGTAAATCTTTTGCCATTATTTTTTCCTCGCTTGACGTTTACGGTGTTTATCTACCACCTGTTTTGTTTTTATATCTTTGATAGACTTCTTACCATATCTATCTGCAAATGGACTGGCTGGGTGTGCCTCTGCAATTCTGGATAAGTTTTCTTTCCAACCAGAGTCATTCTTCATACCACCAGTACCACTAACAATATTTATTGAAGTGATAAGCTGTTTTATGTGTTTGTTTTTCTTTAAATATGTCTCTTTATCTGCAATAGACATATAATCATCAAACACTTTACCAGTTTTAGTGTCTTCAAACGTATAAGTTGGCATTAATTACTCTTTAATGGGTCTTTATACGTAAAATACTTATTAAGCATTTCTAATTGGTCATCATACTCAGCAATAATTTTTAATTCTTTTTCAATAGTTTCTAATGTATCTGGATGTTCAGCTACACCAACCATTTTTTGTAAAAGAATTTCAACATTTGCTTTATGTTTTTCAATGTGACCTTTAGCGTGTGCTTTTAAAGCCTCAATTATCTCTTTTCGCATTTTTCTTCTCCTTCAATATTCTACCATAGTTTGGCCACCCAAACTTGTCTGGTGATTCATTTTCATAACGCCAACGTATTACGCCGGTATTAGGATTTCTTTCAAAAATTTTAGGCCTAGATGTATTGTTCTTCTTCGTTACCATAAATTTTACCTTCTTTGTACCAATCTGGTACTTTTGCTGGACTTTTCCAAGTAGCAAATCTTTTCTTTTCTAGTATATAGTAATTTCTATAACTAGCTACCACATCACCATCAACTTTACAATGTTCAGGCATTGCTGGTTTAGGTTCAGTTGCAAGTTTATTTATTTTTGCATTTTTAGGTGGTTGTGATAACACTTCACCTAATTTTTGAATTGCTAAATGGTCTTTTGTATGATTATATCTTTTCTTATACTCATCATTTAAAGCCATCATATGTAAATATAACCATCTATAATTGTAAGCACTTTCTAATAACCAAATTGTACTAGGGTGTTTTATCCAACCTGCTTTGTATAGTAATGGTTCTAAATTAGGATTAGGGTGTTTCCACCTTTTTATCTTTCTGCCATTTTTAGTTTTGTCATAGTATTCTGTGCCGTCTAATACTCTATGACAAGTAGATAATAGTTGTGCTGATTCTAATATCATCTTAACAACGTGTTTATCACACGACATTTCAGCAGCCACTTTTGGGTCTTTATGCAAATAAAATACATTCATAATTAATCCTAATGTAAGTGTTTATTATATAAGTCCGTTCTACCAAACTTTTTACATAGTTTAGAAAATACGTTAAACCAGAAGTTCTTAGCCCAATCTGATTGACTATTCTTACAAGCCTTAGCAGCGCTGTTAATCAAACGCTCCTGAGTCTTTTTACCACCATAAAGGCGTTCTAAATCATCAATTGTTATCATACTCTCATAATACCACATATTACCTCACTTGTCAAGCCTTATTTACCTAGACTTGTACCATTTGTTATAATAGACCTCATAATACTTGCACCAGGACTATTCCAATCTATGACTTTCTTACATCCGGTGTCAGAAACACACCTATATTTGGTACAACCGTTCAAAATAAATACCATAAAAATTAATAGTAGAAATTTATTCATTTTTTAGGCCTGATTCTATATACCTTTTCGGTTTCTTTTCCGTTTCAGTAGGCAAATCATTCCACTCCATAATTTGGTCTAGTTTAATTCTGATTGCGTCAGGATCCATACCTAGGTCCTGAAGTTCTTTAGTACCCATTTGTCTAAAAAATTCTTCATAGTCTCTATTCTTTAGGTCTCTTTTACCTAGTTTGTTAAAAAAGTCTTTATAAATTTTTTGCTTATCTCGGAGGTCTTTCGCTCTAGCTTTTGCGTTAGCAGCCTCTTTTTGCCAATCTTTGTTCCTTTTTGCACTCGCTTTTTCTTCGTCTTTAATCTTTTGTTTTTCTGCTCTAGCATTCTTCCAAGTCCTCAATGATATGTTAGCCGCTATCAATAATAATACAGCTAATGGGTCAAATACAAATATTAAAACCATAATGGCATATCTTACTGCCTCATCAAAATGGTCTTTTGCGTTATCACCATATATTAATTCTGCAATGTATTTTAATGGACCTACCTCTGCCTCTATCTTTTGTTGGTCTAATTCAATTGTAGATTTTTCTTTATATAATTCTGCAATCTTATTTGTACTTGCCTTAATTTCTTCTTTTAATATAGTTCGTTCTTCTTCTTGTTTACGTCTCTCTTTTAAACCTCTTGTTGCATATTCTTTATTTAAATATACTTCAATTGATTTATCTAATTGTAATAAAGTTTTTTCTGCACGTTCTATATTACGTTCTTCTTGTATTATCTGTTTATCAATTAAACTGGTTTGTATTGTAAAGTTAGCCTGTGGTTGTACACTATCTAGGTGTGCCTTTGATAAGAAACCAAAGATACCCATAGACGTTATAAAAATTAAAACTATAACAGCACTTGTTAAATATGCTTTTATAGTTTTAGGTACTAGACTATTATGCCAATTGTTATATAACCAACTGGCGGCTACAAGTTTACCGACTTCTAGTGCTGAACCCATTGCAATAATAGGCACATATGCACCGGCGAATATAGTAGCAAGACCTATAATAGAATAGCCAGCGGCTATTACAGATATAGAAATTGCACTAAAAAATGTTAGTAATATTCCGAACATAGTAGTATTTATTTCTTTTTAGGAGTGTCTAGTTTTTCAACTTTTCCCATAATATTAATAACTCTATCTGCATAATCTTCAGTTGTAGAAAATGCTTTTAATGTTTTGATAAGTTTAGTAGAGTCTAACTTTTGATTTTTTGCCCACATTTTAGCTCTCATTATTCTAAAGTCTTTGTATGCTGGGTGTTCATTCAAAAGTCTAATATATTCTTTTACTGAATCACATTTAGTTTCAAACTTTCTAACACCCCAACCAGGCCATTTTTCCATACCCTCTGGTAATAAATGTGGTGCTGTTGATTTAAATACTCTGATACCAAATAGATTGTTTGCCTGTTTGGCAAATCTTGATGTACCCCAACCAGACTCTAATACAGCCTGACCGACTAACATTTCTATTGGTACTCTTTTGTCAACTGGTGTTGTAAAGTTTAAATAGTCAACACAATAACCAAGTTCTTTTACAAACTCTTTTCTATTCTTGTATTTCATTTCTTTTGATACAAGACCAAGGTTTTGTGCCCAAGCAGTATGCTCTGCTCTTAATTCTTCATTTGCCCACTTTTTAGCAATTGGATTAGGATAAAAAGTACCTGTACCATAAACGATTGCTAATACAAGTATAGACCAAAATACTCTTTTAGTCCATACCCAATATTTGTTTTCAGGATTTATTGATACGGCCTTTTCTATTTCTTTTGTTATTTTAGATTTTCTGACCATATTACCTCTTCATTGCTATGTATTCAAAACCATTTATAGTATGTGGCTCTTGTTCGCCATATTCTGACCAACTACCGACTTGAATAGGTTTCATACGTTTTTGAGTGAATATGATATTAGGATTATTATCCATAATCTTTTTCATCTTCTTAAAGATTTTTTCTGATTGTTTTTCTGTAAAGTTAGCGGCCACATCTGTTGACCAATTACCGGTATAATAGGTAATTTTCTTATCTTTACTTATCTCAAATCTTTCTAGGTTGATTGGCACATTATTGATAATATGCTTTAGATGGTGGTCTAGTTCTTTCGTCTTTCTCATTATATAGTCCTCTCACTTTGTTGATAATTATAGGCCAAGGCCAAGGGTCTTTGCTTTCTTTTCAAAAGACCAGAATATAGCATTATGATTTCCTGTGTCTCCCAAATTTTGCATTTGATATAGGTGTACCATTTCGTGGCACAACGTATCAAGGAAGTATTGAAAGCTTGGATACTTTGGTAACATTTCAAGTTTATATTGTCTTGTACCTTTTCTCTTCCACTCCAATATGTTAACTTGCCCAACACATTTTTGTCTAGCAAGTTCTTTGATTTCAACATCATTGAACGGTGATAATTTACCACCGAACATTCCCTCATTGATGTATCTGAAATATTGTTTGATTGCTTTATAGGTAGTTTTATATTGTCTCTCGCCAGAGGCATTTACACCTCTCTTGATGAGTTTTTTGACTTTGAGTTTTTTACTTGTAAGTTTTGGCATACGTTAATCTCTACATTCATAGGAGCCTCCTTCAAGCAATTTACACTTATATTCTTTATCAGCATTCTGTCTAATTTCAGTTGCTAAGCTCTCTAATATAACTGGTAAATGTTTCTCTAAAACATCTGTCATTTCTAAAGCAAAATTATATGCTAATTTTGATACCTCGGCCTCAAGTACCGAAGTGTCAACATTATTACCTTGTACTTTTTGAGTAATAATATGACCTATAACAGCTGTATTATATTCATTTGCGTCAGCTCTAGTAGCGTTAAATATGGCATAAGACCATATATAAACAACAAAGAACATAAAAATCAATTTTTTCATAATGTAATCTCCTATATTATATTTATAGGTATAGTATATCAAATCCACGACCAAAGTCAAGCACTTTTTTCATAAAAAAAGCACGAAAAATATGAATTTTTTGTGAATTATGTTCTATTTTTGTTCTGGTTTGTAGAATTCGTCATTCCAACCAAAAGCTTCTTTAACAACTGATTCACTCAACCCTTTATAAACCTTATTCAGTTTTTTATCTTTCATATTCAATAAGACCTCTGCCTCTGATTTATGAAGACCCTCTAATATCTGAATAAACATTGTCTCTTTTTGAGTTTTTGTGGTTTCCGGGTCTGCATTTTCAACAAAATGCCACAATCTTTTAGCTTCTCTACTTAACATTGTGTGCTCTGTACCTAGAGGTGCTTCGTTAGCAATGTAAGGTGGTGTACCACTAGGTAATGACCATTTAATTTTAGGGTCAAAAGAACCTTTTAGTATCATTCTTAAAGCTTCAGAATTGTTTTCTCTCAATACTGCAATCTTTTTTGGTTTATCTTTTGCGTTGTTAACTTTAGTTAGAATTTCAGCAATCGTTGGTTCTGCTGAGCTGACCATACCTTGACCAGCGTCCATAGATTGTTTAGGCATAATACCTAATCTTGATTGATGTTCCATAATTTGTTTATCGTTTTCTGCCATAATTTTCTCCAATTCGTATTATTATTTATACTTACTTAAATACTTCTTTTTATACCATTTATAAAATGATTTATCAGTAAATATCTCTGCAATTTCACTAGCTGGTACTTGGTCACTTCTAATACAATCTGCTAGTGATTGATACTCATAAGTATCAACTTTTCTAGTCATTGGTTTATTTTTAACTGATTCTGCTAATGTCATAACTAATCTGTTATTTTTTTCCAAAGTTTGTGTAGAACGTAAAACCATATACCATTTATTGTTGGTTCAATTAATGCAACTGCACCTGCTTCCCATAGACTAGCACCTGTCATTATAGATACTACGGTCATTGCAATTAAAATGTGACCTAAAGTATATATAAGAGCCAATACAAAGGAATTACCCTTTAATAAAGTCTTAATAGCATTGAATATACCTTGGTTAAATTCACTCATTTTAATATTTTCT